ATATGGTGGAAGTTATCACAGAGGAAAAAATCGTAGAACAGGTTGTGCGGAACGTAACGCACAAAATCACAAGACTTCAGGACAAATGCCCCGATTGTGGTAAGGTTGCAATCGAGAAATTTTCCACTTCGTATGTGGACAGCAAGACAGGTAATGAAGTAAAACTCATTACTCTTGAATGCTTCCATATTATTAAGAAGATTATTCCTCGCGGTACGCCATTCGAGACAATGGTTTCCAATTTCTGGAAGCCTGAAATCGCCAACTGTAAGCATGACTTTCCGGAGCGAAGCGAGGCAAAGCGTAAACATATTCCCGCTAATAAATGCACGAAATGCGGCGAATATCGTCCGTATCCGTTTCAGGTTATAGGCGCTCGTAGATGTGAAGCAGCCCTCGCGATGCAAAAAGGACATGGAATATTCGATGACATGGGACTTGGTAAAACAATCCAAGCTCTCATGATTATGAAATTCCATCCTGAGTATAAGCGGACATTGGTCGTAACAAAGTCTGCTATTAAGTTTCAGTGGTTCAAAGCTGCTGTCACATGGCTTGGACCTGATTACATCGCACAGACTATCTCTACAAGTAGAGATTATCTGATGCCGGGACTGAGACTCTATATCATTCCATATGACCTGCTACGGAGATTCCCTCGCGAAAAGCTTCACGCGATGAATTTCGACTTAGTGATTCTAGATGAATGTCAGCAGATTAAGAATGTTGATAGTTCGAGAACACAGGAAGTCAGGAAATTAGTTGCAGCAAATCCTGCGTGCAAGGTGATTCCATTAAGCGGAACTCCGTGGAAGAATCGTGGTAATGAATTCTTTCCAGTTCTGAATATGATGGACCCGATTAAATTCCATTCCAATCAGCATTATCTCGATACGTGGGTGGACTATTATTACGAAGGTAATAAGCGGAAGATGGGTGGTATCAAGAATATTCCGAAGTTCAAGGAATATACTGAAACGCTCATAACGCGCAGGGAATACAATGAAGTAATGGATGAATTCCCTGATATCAATCGTATGAAGTTAAATGTTCAGCTTGACCAGCTTGAACAGACTACATATGATGATTCGGTATCCGATTTTGTTGATTGGTATAATCAATATGTAATTGGTGGTGAAGAGGATAAAATCTCTGGAATAGAGATTTTAGCTAAAATGTCCCGTATGCGGCATATTACGGGACTTGCCAAGATTCCTGCAACATTATCTTTCGTTGAAACATTTGTTGAGGATACAGACCGTAAACTTGTGATATTCGTTCATCACAAGGATGTCGGTGAGATTCTCACGAATACGCTGAGGAATACTGATAAGGAGACTAATCCTGATTGGTATGAATTAGCGCAGACTCTGAAAGATGGGGGAATTCCGGTATTACAGTATACAAGTAAGCATACTGGCAAACCGGAGGGAACTGATATTCAAGAAAGATTCAATCTAACAAAACGATGCATTATGATTGCATCGACCCTCGCGTGTGGTGAGGGATTGAATCTCCAGACTTGTGCAGATAGTATCCTGCATGAAAGACAGTGGAATCCTCAGAATGAGGACCAAGCTACTCCGGGCAGATTCCGTAGAATTGGTCAAGAATCAAGCGTAATTAATATTACGTGTCCTGAAGCTGAGGGAACTATTGACCAAGCGTTGGATGGTATTGTGGAGAATAAGCGTAGATTCTATCATGATGCAATGAATAAAGGTGAAGCTACTCCAGTGTGGAATGAGAGTAGTTTCGCTAAGGAATTGGCCGCAGCTATCGTAGCAAGTCATGCGGCAAAGAAACAGAAGAAAGGCAAGACTACGATTCAGACTAATGTGACCGCTGCGGCGGCATATTAGATGGAATAGGGATGACTATCTCATACAGGGTAGAAGTATGGGATAGAATCTTCGATTGTTATCGAACAGTGTGGGATGGTAAGACCTTAGAAGAAGGAATGAAAGTTCTTGATAAGCCTTACCATAAACAAGTAAGACGATTAATTCGGACTACTGAGGAAGTAATAGAGTATAGGCGAACTACAACGAAACCTAAATTCTTTGGAACTGGATGGAAGAAATGAAATAGTTTTAAATATTCTGAAAGGAGGTGAGACTAATGTACGAATACTTGAAGTATTTGATTGACAGCATTATCTGGGGTTCATAATCCCAGAAATTAATTTGAAAGGAGGTGATAACTAATGTTTGAATTGGTAAAGTTCCTCATCGATACAATCGTTTGGGGCGGCTAATTGGAAATCCACTAATGAAAGGCAGGTGAATAGCATGTTGGACTTTGTTATCTTCGTTTGCACCATCATGTGGGGAACCTAGTGCGTAAAGTAATCTACTGGGAGTAGACCTCGGATGATGGCCCCATACTCTAACGGAAATTACGATTGTATGGGGCTATCATCGGAGAATCTAATCATGAATAAGTTTAAATTTAAAGAATATATTGATGCAGTAGCTAGAACTATTTGGACTGTTAAGATGCCTCGCGAATGGAATAATTCACAATGGGCTGAGGTAGGAGATTTTCTTTGGAAGTGTTATGAAGAAAATGTCCCGCCCGAAGAAGCAGGAAATAAAGTAATTGAAAAATTTGGGCATGGTGAAACGCTTCACTAAGCTAAACTATTACGAAAGGAAAAAATGAAGCTTAAGGCAGGAATGACCTTCAAAATTGGTGTTATGCACAAGATTATCGTGTATGACAATGGCGCAATTATTGGGTATGGATATGTCATCATTGACAATAAAGGTGATATGTCTACGCCTGACCTTTTCGACATTAAAGGTACTCGTCTGCCTGAAGGATGGTATACTCTTCAGGTTGGAACCGAATACTTTAATGTTGTGATTCCGGATAATATTCAATGATTAAAATCTATATGCATCAGTATACCATTACTAGAATGCATAAAAATGGAAAGGACGGAATTCGTTCTGTTACTGTAGAAATAGTAAGTGAGGAAAAGGAAGGTGATATAATTTGGATAATCGAAGAAAACATTAAAAAGTTCTTCGACCAAGACCTGACTGTTGCTCACAAAATTCTCATTGAGGGATATAGAAATGACTAGAGATGAATGGTGTCAGATGTGGGAATCGATTAAAAAAAATCGAAGCTATTAATCAACTTCCCAAACCATATATTCTTGAAAAGAATAAACAATATGTAGAGATTCAGTTTATCAAAAAACTGATTCAAAAAGAAATCGGACAAATGGAATGAGTGACAATCGTCTAATCGGAGAGACAGACCTACAAGAGATTATAGATATTCCTATGGGCGGCAAGAAGAACATTATTCTTGACGCTACAATGCTGTCTACGATTATGTCATGTCCTCGCCTAACAGACTTTCGATTCAACCATAATCTGTATTCGATTGGTGGTAAATCAAATAGTCTCGAAGTAGGGTCAATTGTCCACATTTTTCTTGAATACTTTTACAAAGGAATAATCAATGGAGCTAAACGAGAACAGGCAGTTCAACTTGGTTTTGCTGCCGCAGAAACTTATATTAGGGGCTGTCCTACTTGCACTGGCTTTTCTCCTTCAATAGAAGTGGCGAAGCCAATCTGTGGTCATAAGGCTAATGAATTCCCCGGTGTTAAGAATACACCAAAGGAATCGGAAACTAAGCCTAAACGTATTGGTTGGCACTATGCGTTAGATACGTGTGACCAATATCAAATGTACTATCGTAATGACCATTGGATTCCATTAGAGATTGAAGTCGTTAAAGGTGAAGTTCTCTATGAGGATGATGAAATTCGTATTCTCTGGAAAGCAAAGCTAGATTCAGTCTTCGATACTAATGATGGTATTTTCCCCTGTGACCATAAGACTATGAGTCAGCAAAGGGACACTAATACTATGAACAATCAGTTCAAGGGTCAGTGTATGATACAAAGAACTAACAAGGTTTTTATCAATAAGATTGGCTTTCAATCATCGTTGAAACCGGAAGAAAAGTTTCATCGAAAACCAATCCATTATTCTAATAGTAGACTATTGGAATGGCAAGGCCAGACTTTACCATACTATGCGAAGCTACTTCTCATGTATGCGGAGACAGGCTATTGGCCTCCCAATTACACGAATTGCGAAGGCAAATATGGTAACTGCGCGTTCTATGAGCATGTATGTCAGGATGACCCTGAAAATAGAGAAGCGGCTCTGAAACTACATTTCGTAGTAGGGCCGGAATGGAATCCAACTAATGAGGAGGACTAATGGTTGATGTTGATTTTCCGATGGACATATTCTACGAAAATGAACTTGAAGGTAAGACATTCATTATAGATGTAACAAGAGAGGATATCGAGAATGGTATCCCTCGCGTTGGCAAATGCTGTCCAGTCTCGTTAGCAATTTGTCGCGCACTCAAAATCAAATCAGAATGGGGATATGTGTATACTGATGAAAGGGGAATTATTAGTTTTTATTCATATATGCCCATAATGGAATTCAATGATGAAATATTTCTTCAATATTTCGTCGACGCATTTGATAATGGGGATTTCGTTAGACCATTCTCATTAATTCTTAAATGGTGAACTATGAAATACTATTATATCGAGGTCAAACTCGGTAATAAGTGGACACTAGTACATGTCGAAACCAGACATAAAGATGCTCTGAATTATGTAAGACTCAATCCTCCTGTGAAGTATGCCATTAGGATTGTCAGAGTGGAAAGAACTATCGTGTTTCATGACGGTGATAAATGAAATCAAAGGCAGCAAATCATCTGCATAGATACAAGAAAATGGACCTCGCACGCGAGGGCAAACCATATCTTGTATATAAATGCACAAAACCTGTTTGCACACATTATGTTCCTATCATGATGTCGGAAGGAAAGCTCTGTGAATGCAATCGATGTGGTGAAGCGATGCTTATCACTAAAGAAATTCTTACAGGTTCTAGTGGTAGGCCAATGTCGCGTCCGCATTGTGGTAATTGCATTAAGAGAAAGAAACAGAGCGATATTGCTGCTTTGGCAGAATTCTTATCAGGAAATAAAACTTAGGCTAACGCCTATGACTGACAAAAGTTCCCCGCGAATGAGTAAATCGTGGATGGAGGACAAATTATGGCGGAATTGGAACTAGTAATAGACAACACAGATAAGAAAAATCCTTGTTTGTATTGTCTGAATGAGGCACCAGCAGGACAACACTTTTGTTCGCAATGGTGTTATGAGTGTTGGTTTGAAATGAAACAAGCCAATCTACTCAAAATAATTCTCGATTTGTGCATGGATGGAGAAGAGGATAAATAATGCCAACAATGGAAGGATTTAATCCTGACGCCCTTTTTGTAATGCTGAAGGGTGAGCCAGGAACTCGTAAGAGTACACAGGCTCTGTCATTCCCAAAACCTCAGTATTGGGTATCGTCAGACCAAAAGATGGAATCATTAGTTCTTCCCTTGAAACGTTGGGGATATAGGGCTAGTGAAATTGAATTCGATGATTATTCTGATTGGGATTCAGCAAAATTGAAATTGGAGCAATTAGCAGGAAAGAACAAGTTCAGTCATACTTGTCCCTTCAAGACTGTTATTGTTGATTCTATTACCTCAACAGGAGATAATATTAATCGACAAACTATTAATAAGAAACAAGGTCAGGGAATGGGCAAAATGATTGGAACAATTGCAGTCCCTGGACTTGAAGAATACAATGCTGAAGCCTCCGCGTTTCAACAGATGATGGAGATTCTCAAGCATTTGAATAAGCAATACAAGGTTAATATCATTCTAATCGCACATGTAGTTGGTCAACGGAAGGATGACGATAAGAATAAACTCACTCACCATTCTCGGGTAATCATCACAGGTGGAGATAAAATCAGTGGGAAGATTGCTTCCTACATGACGGAAGTCTATCACTTTGATGTGAAACCGGGATTTGCTGATACTGATGAAGGTGAATACGGGTGTTATACTTCCCATACCGGGAATGATTACGCTCGAACTTCCCTTCCATTAGAAAGGAAAATTACGTTCAATAACGAACCACTGTATGAGAAATGGATTGCACCTGCTATTGCAAAACTGAAGGCTGAACAACCTATTCAGAGAATCCAATCTCCTACACCATCACCAGTACCATCTCAGACACCATTCACAAAGTAAAGGATACACATCATGCCACAGGTTGAATTCACTAATCGAGACTTGCTCCGTTCCACCATCGTCGAACCTGCGTGGTATCGAGTGAGAATCGAAAGTGTGGGGGAGGCACCTGCTAAGCAATCAGAGAAAGGGCCGTCCACCAACTATCCCATTGAAGGAACTGTTCTTTTCAATGGTGATAACGGTTCTACACAGTTCGCGGGCGTTCCCATCGATTGGAATTTCAATAGCAAGGCAATGGGTTTTGCTGTGGGATTCCTGAAGGCTTTCGGCGTCGAACCGCAGGCAGGTGTAAAGATTGAACTAAAGTCTGCGGAGGGCCGTGAACTTGACGTGTTCATCGAAAATGATACTTGGCAGAATCGACCCAAGAATCAGGTGAACCACAAGTATCGGATGCCTAAGCCGGAAGTTCACGCGGCGGCGTAGTTTTATGTGGGTCAAGATAAACTGGAATACTTGGTATTATTTTGACCCACAACTTTTCAACCAACTACTAACAAGGAGTGAGACAATGACTGATGTAGTGACCACGAGCGACAATGAAGAGTCCGTCGATATGGACGAATTGTCCAAGACTGAAGCTGAAGAAGATTCCGATGTGGACGAAGTGGAAGACACCACAGAGGATGACGAAATTGTTGAGGAAGTAAACGAACCAGACGAGGACTAGTTTTAAAGAGACTTACTATATAGTGGGACAAATTCCTGGGTCGGCTGATTTCATTAGTATGTTAGCACGATACTAGTATGCTAACACATATGAGTTAGTGACTTGAAATGCCCAGACGGGGCCAAAAAGCTATATAGTAACAGGGGTCACTATCGAATTAGCTCGCACATAGCTGCTTGCCGTATATACTGATAGTGACCCCGACTTAACTTTAACTATTTTGAGGTGACTAATGTTGAAGAAGTATTACGTCGGAGCGAGACATATCGGAGATGCAATTGGTAATGGTGAAAATGCTAATTGCACTCACCAGACTCTTAACGCTGCAATCGAGGAGGCTAAGAAGAAGATTCGCGAAGGCGCGGATTGTGTCGTAGTTGTGGAAATTATCAGAGTAGTCAGGAGGGATGACCCACCAATTACTGTTGAAGAAGTTTAACTAGTTTAACTACGTAACGGGAGTAACTATGATTGAGCGTCCGAAGATTGAGAACACTATTGGAAAGACTTTCGCTGATATGCTCGATACATTTGTTATTGATGCTAGTGGCGAAATTCGATTCACTCGTCGTCAAATGATTGAGGATTTAGGATGTGCCAATTTTGCAGCCGCCTCGCGTCTGGAAAGAGTCCTAAATAAACTCAAGATTACGACAATCCGTAGATTGTTCAATACCAATCCGATGGATATCGCGAGGGTCAGAGGTATTGGCGCAACATCAATCTACGTCGCAATGTGTATCCTCGATTATGGGCAATATGATGTCGAGGAATGGTGGGGCTGGAAAGAGACTAACAATCTCAAGTTCTCCAGCTATAAGCATAACGTAACTAAACGCGCTTCTAAGCGCAAGCAGGAAGTTTAAAATGACTAGAGAACAGGAACTGAAACTCATTGACCTTGGAATTCAGAAACTTTTGGAAGCTTTCAAGGAACAAATTGAAAAAATTCCACAAAGGCGAGGACCATATAAGACAGGTCGTCGTAACTATCAAATAGTGCCGAAACTATCAGGACGTAAATGGACTGCGCAACAACGTCGAAAGTTTCGGGCAACCATGAAAAAAGTCTGGGAAGAGAAACGTAAGAAGGCTGCCCAATAAAGAGCACTTGGCAGATGCTCCAATATTATTAACTACTTTTCAGTTTCGAGGAAAACATGGCGGAAAACGCATTTGCGAAGTTTTTCGGAGAGAATCCCCCAACAAAGCCAGACACAACGCCTGATAAGCCTAGTGATAAACGGGCTATTGGAAAAATTATCAAGCTTTCAGAAGATGGATGGGGATTCATTTCCTCAAAGGACATCAAGTTCACGCGCATTTTCTTTCATTGGACTTCATTGAAGCAAGACACTTTGAAGTTCCCTGAATTGAAAAACGGAATGAAAGTGGAATTCACTCCCGTTGAAGTTGAGAATAAGGGATGGCGTGGAATTAAAATCCGCGTTCTGACAGAAGAGGCGAAGTAAAGTTAGAGGGGATAGCCAGCAATAACGGCGGGGAATAGCTGGCCGCTTAAGACAGATTTAAGCATCTGATGTCCTTACCGCTCCATATGAAAGGATAATAAAAAATGAATAGACGGGCATTCCTGAAGTTCCTCGCGTCTGGAGCAGCAGGAATTGCAGCATATGATACATTAGACTTAGATAAACTACTTTGGGTTAAAGGCGAAAGAACTATTTTCATTCCATCCGGTAATCCTTCTATTTCAGTGGCTCAAATTGTAGCTATTGAAATGGAACGAATACTTCCTACTCTTAGAAATTTGTTCGAACGAGACGATATTTTTTATGTCAATATTATGAAAAGAGGCATAGAAGTATCATCAACTAGACAAGTTCGAATTCCACTATAATTAAAGATTAAGTAACTCGTAAATAAATTGTAACGATTAGGATTAGGCATAGCTATGCCTTTTTAAAAAGAGCGCAGCTTTTTCATACACTTTCGGAAGTGTCTCTTAGAGAGGAAAGGAATGACATTTAGAGAGCGATACGTTGAAGCTGATAATTGGCAATCAAGAGCGACTATAATGGAGGCGTATCATCTTCTAATGATTGTTAGTAAACAAAGATGGAGTGTTACTAGTACAGCAAAGTATTTTGGAGTTAGTATAGGTTTAACTTCTGAAAATCTTCGATTAGCAGAAGCTAGTCATATTAATTCTAAAATCTTAACATTGACCTCGCGTCAAGAGGCTTTACGAAGCCTCAGAAATGGACATTATGATTAAATTTTTGATTAAACATCCCGAAACTAATCGCTATATTTTTGGAATGGTTATTACCGATGGAAATATGGATTTATTAAAGAAATCTCATCCTATTCACATTAATTCAGAAGCATTAGATTTACCATTTTTTAAATTTAATGAACTAATGCTTTTGTATTATCCCACAAATGAAGAAGCTGAAAAAGACTTAAGAGAAAAGGGATACATAACAAAGAATACAATTATTCACGATTTGAAACCTTCTACAAAACAATGAGCGAGCATAAGTATATTCCAGCAAGTGGTCCCATTGGGGCCAAGCTGATGATATTGGGGGAATGTCCACGCCCTAAAGATACAGCTATGGGTAAAGCATTTTCAGACATGAGTGAACTTAGCTCATTATTAATTGATACTGGCATTCGTAGAGATAATTGCTGGATGTCATATGTTTGCAAGTATGAAGTCCCACCTAATTTCAAAGGTCAAAAGATTCCATTTCCCATTCGAGCTAAGAATGCTGGAATCAATCTTGAACAAGAATTATCTGATTTGCAAAGTGAAATTAATGAAATTAAGCCTAATTGTATTCTTGGATTAGGTAAAACTGCTCTTTGGGCATTAACAGGTAAACTCGATATACAATCATATCGAGGCTCAATTCTTCAAGGAATGGGACGTAAATTCGTTCCAACATACAATCCATTTCATCTGTCGTGGCAAGCTACGGACGTAGAATTCATTGGCTATTGGAATAAGCAAATCATAGCCTTTGATATGAAACGTGCCCTCGCGCAATCATCCTTTCCTGAAATTAATCGTCCAATTAGAAATCTTGAAATCTGTCGTAATTCTGCGCAATTAGCTGAGTTCAGAGCACGGTATAAAGGCAAAATTCGTATGGCTGCTGATATTGAAGCCAACGGAACTTGTATGCCTGTATGCATTGGACTCGCATTCGCGAGGAATCATGGCATGACAGTTCCCCTATGGAACGTAGAGGGAATCTCTAATATTCCTACAGCAGATTTGGTCCAGTGTTGGCTAATCCTCGCGGAAATGCTATGGGAGAATGAAATTGTCGGACAAAATTTCAATTACGATAGAGATAAAATTCTCAGACTCGGATTCATTATTAGGCGTTTGGCCTCCGATGTTATGCTCAAGGCTCAAGCAATCAATCCTGAGTTGCTTAAGGGACTTGCTTTCAACACCTCTTTGTATACAGAAGAACCCTTCTATAAAAATGAAGGTATGTATAAGGGCAGCATCCAAGACCTATTACTTGGATGTGCCAGAGATGCGTGTGTTACCATAGAAGTTGACGAAAATATGGACAAAGACCTAGATGAAATAGGTCAGCGTAAATTTTTCGAAAATTTTTTGATGGAATTGCCAGATTTATATTGGTCAATTGAAAAGCAAGGTTTCAGAGTAGACCCTGAAGAAAGAGACAGATTACTCCGCAAATATATTGCATGGGAAGAAAGGGTAAACTATGAATTATATTGTCTCGTGGGCGCGGAAATCAACGTCAATTCTTCAAAACAGATTCAATCTTTACTCTGGGATAATTTCAAATTACCCCGTAAAGAGTCTACTGGGGAAGAGGACATCACTGCATTACTTAACTCTCAGTCTGCAATTAAAAAGCCAGAGCATCGCAAGGTATGTGAGCTTATCCTCGAAGGTAGGCGAGTCAGGAAGTCGATTTCCACATATCTTATGGCGTTACCTGATTACGACGGAAGGATGCGAACAACATATTTTCCGTGTTTGGATACAGGTAGGAGTAGTACGGGCCAACAAGACGAACCAATACGACCCACGGTGGAAGTAATAGACTTTAATGGTAAGAAGAAAGATAAAGTATTAGGAACAGCATTCCAAACCATGACTAAGCATGGCGATATTGGTGCAGACATTAGAGGAATGTATGTGCCTGATATCAGCCATATTGAGATTATTAATCGCGAGGAAATAATAGTAGAGGAAGAGGAAATTTTCCTTCAAGCAGATTCTTCACAAGCAGAAGCTAGAGTTGTATGGCTCCTCGCGAATGATGAGGAAGCCCTAGAATTGGTGGACACAATTGATTATCACGCTCTTACTGCTTCTTGGTTCTTCGGTGGCACTGAATCTGATTATTCTAAGAAAATATTGGGATACGAACACCCAATTAGATTTGCTGGTAAAACGTTACGACATGCTGGTCACTTGGGTGCTGCGAAACGCAGAGCAGCTATTTCCGTCAATACAGACGCCAGAAAATATAAAATCCCCATTACCATTACCGAAGCAATCGCAGAACAAGCACTAAATATTTTTCATCACAAGCAGCCTAAGATTAGAGGCGTCTTCCAAAATGGTGTGATTGAGACTTTACGAAAAAGTAGAGTATTAATCGCAGGATTACCATACGGAATTGATGCTCCATGTGGTGGACGTAGAATGTTCTTTGAACGATGGGGAGATGAGCTATTTCGACAGGCTTTCTCTTATATTCCACAGCGTTCAGTTTCCGATAATACTAAGAA